CTGGACTCAATGTCAAGGGGGGCCATGTAAACATGATGCTCCACATCATATTCCCATGACCTCTTCAAAAAACTTGCGTTGCGGATGTCGATGAATGGCTGGGACACAGACTCCTTATCAGCCATCGTGTAGGCAACACCAACGTTGGCCAACTGATTTTGCAAAACAGTATGGTCAAAAAATGCACACCTCGGAGACACCGACATGATGTTGTCGTCGCCGTAAGTGAGCAAACTCACACTGTCCTGAAATCTGGCTACATCACCACCCGCCGTAGAGAAAGCGTACCGCACATACAGAGAATTTGCGATGGAATTGATAATTGTTGTCAATGGGTGGCCAGAGGGATTCGATCCCCAGAATTGCACAAGATCGCCATGGAAGTCGACCATAGGGTAGGCAGTATCATGTGCAATGCACCACATGGCGGCAATATCATCGACAGTAAAATTACCACTGTGCTTAGCCAGCTCAATCAAGACCTCAAAAGCGGCGAGAATCAGAACCGGAGACATCTTCTTGTCAAAGGATTTGTAGTCACCAGCCACTATCCTATCAGCTCCAAAACGCGTCACGTGAGAGTATGCTTGAGACCACTCCGTAGACTGAGCAACAACGCCAACGGCACACTCGAATTCAAACTTGGCGTTCATAATCAGTCGAATGTGACCGAGAAAGAATTCACGCACAACGACCGTCCAGTCAATTGGCGCACCACAAAACACCCGCGTTTTACCCGAGTCAGCCTTCGCTGGACTAACGGGTTCGTCCTTGAGATGGGCCGTAAAAACGGGACGCCAAAGTTTGCGCTCACTGTAGCTCCGACGGATGTCTGCCATCCTCTCACGGATCTCAGGCGTGAACTCCACACCATCCTGGAACAAGCTAGAGTCCATAACCCTCAAAAACTTGCTCTTAGGTGTGTTGAACGGTGCTCCCATTGATGTTCCACGATTTATAGAATCAATGTAAGCAACGCCTGGCATACCATTGACAGCAACCTCCTCTGGAACTCTGTGCAACAACCCAAACTGCTTCATGGTGAGTTTTCCTTTGATGTCAGCAATGAACGAATTGACACACTTCGAAAGAATGGAATGATCCAAACCTACGATGGGTTGTACGATGTCAAGTGCAGCGATGCGCCAGGGTTTCCAACCGCTCATCACTGGTCTCGTGAAGGTGGTATCAATCCCATAAGGGAGCCACTGCGACCTCAAAGGGGTGTCAACAACACAACTCTTGGGTTCCATTCTAGGCCCCGTGAGAGACCCATAAACTTCAGCGGCACCCTTGGGTATGAAACGAAACACACTCTTGCGATGCAAAGTAACAACTTCGCGGGTTACGGATTGAGAAGACAAGGATGGTGTCGATATTGTGATCGGTTCAAGGCCACGCAATCTTTCAACAATGGGGTCCACAAAATCACGACTCAATGGCACACATCCAGCCCCCTTTTGGTTGCCAAAAACGTCCTCGATGGCATACGCATGAATGCCGCCGAGAACAGCACCACTGGAGGAATTGGACACTATGACAGGAGCACCACAATCACCAGGACGAGTGGTCACGGGGTCATTCGTGTGCAATGAGTCGATAGTCTGCTTGACCCTGTCAGGCTTGACCCTCTTGTTATGCAGGGTTTTAACCCCCACAAACGAGATGGCTTCACCATCAAAGGAACCATACAAACCATTGAAGTAACCAACCAGAGGCTTGGGCGGCAAAAACTCCAAGAGATCAACACGATTCCCCACACCTTTCAACCGGAAAAACGCGAGATCCCTTTCGGGGCACAGAACAACACTTGCCTCACTGAACGGAAAATGCACCTGTCTGCCCAAACCCCCCCTCTGAACATCATTAAAAATGATCTGAAAGGTGTTTGGCAAAATGCAATGGTTGTTACACACGATAATATCA